AGGAGGTTCTTAAAATGTCCATCGATGATTGGCGTTATAATGATGAGAAAATGAAAGTTAGAGAACAAGCACTTAAAGTGTTGCTTTCAAAGTTTGGTGGGCAGATGGAAGGATGCAAACCTAAATACTCAAGTCAATCAATCTACGAGTGTGCTCAAGACTGGGTATCCCAAGGCAACATGCACACTGCAGGGATTGTAAAATATTACGAGGCATATTATGCAAAAAGTAATTAACGTCTTAGCAGTGTTATCCTTTGCAGGAACTGCAGGCATCATCGGCGGTGGAGCATATATCTACTTCCAGAGAGATGCTATCGCTGAACGTGTCAAAGAGCGTGTTGCCAATGCAGCAGTAGAAGCAATTGCTGGAGCACTCCCTGGAATGGTGGATGCATCAATTCCCGAACTTCCTAGTACTACTGGCGGTGCAATTCCTACTGGCCCTGCTATTAAACTTCCATGAAAAAAATTATTATGAGTTTGTTGGCAGCAGCTGCTGTGTCTGTACCAGCACTTGCTGATCCTTTAAAGAATGATGAATACTATACCATGCATTCTATGGGATGTATGATACTAAGAGAGTGTGCTGATGGAGTCACTAAAGTCAAAAGTATCGCTGATTTTGCTGACTTGTATCCCAATAGCGATTATAATTCTGTTGCTAATGAATTCAACACAATGCTTGTCGCTCTTGAGCAGATCGGAGTGGGGGTGTTTCTAGCGGATGAACATTATTTCCCTGTTGGAAATCGTGGTGTCTATCATACTGTGAGTAATAATTTCTTCCTGAACAAAAGATATATGAGGCGTCCTGGTACGCTGATGACTGTCATGAGGCATGAGGGGTGGCACGCTGCTCAAGATTGTATGGCAGGCACTATCAAGAATAGTATGATTGCTATTATCAAACCTGAGGAAGATGTTCCCATGATCTGGCAAGAGATGGTAAAGAGGACTTATGCTCTTACACCAAACGCTATTCCCTGGGAGAAAGAAGCAACCTGGGCAGGTAAGACTGAGGGTATGACAATGAAGGCACTTCAAGCATGTGCTGCTGGCAATATGTGGGAAGTGTATAAACCGACACCACTTACCCGTGAATGGCTGGTTGAAAATGGATATATTACTAAATAATTACATCCCAGTCATAAGTCGGGAAACGAACACCCAAGACAGACTGCTTGACAACATCCCTACGATCTTATAATGTAGCAGTCTGTTGTTGGACAACAAGTATTTACATATGACACATTTAACAAGAGATGTGTTAGTCAAAGCCATAGTTGCAGAGGAGATGCGCTCCCTCACTGGCAATGATTACATTCAGTCTCTCAAGGATGCGTATCACAAATGGGAACATCAATCAAGTGATGATCTCTGTAGAAAATTTAACTCCATCAAGCACACAACAATCTCTGTAGAACAACTAGAACCCTAAATAAAGTTGCCTTGCTACTCTACTAATGGCAGATACCAAGCCTAAGGTAGAGAAGGAAGACCACGATGAAGATAAAAGTGAAGTCCTTGGTAATTTAGTGAAAGTCGTAGTACTTATTTGGTCTGCCTCTCTCCTCACGTTCAGTTACGTTAGACTTCCAAATGGTCAAAAGATTTTAGATTTTGATCCCACATTCATCGCATCGGTGTTCTCTGGATCTTTAGCTGCCTTTGGCCTTAGTCCTGCTAAAGCAGGTGGTAATGGAAATGGTAAAGTAGTGAAAAAGAAAGAAGAAGAACCCCCAGTTGTATCTGCTGTTGAACCCAAGAGGTAATCATGTCACGTATCAAGTGGGCTGCTATTAGTGTTGGTGGTATCGTTGCTGTTGCACACATTGGTGTCTTGGGACATCTGATTAGACGACCACCTGAACCGAAAGTTGCTGAGGTTCCTACCATTAACATCCCACATGGTCCGTACACTTCTTACAAGATCACAGCAGGGAAAGAAGGATATACGATAGAATATAAAGCAAATGATCCTGCCATCTTAGAGTCACAGAGATCAATGGATCTTGATAAAGAAAAGAAAGGTCTCTTTGGTGGTGGTAGAGAACAACGAACTGAGTTTCGTAGAGATCAATATACCATGGAGGGCACCCGCAATATGGGAGGAGGTGCCGTCGCGGACGGTGAGGGAAAGAGTGCAAAAGACGTAGAGTGCATCGTGGCGGACGCTGGAGCACGGTCACAAGGTGCGATGGCAGGTAGTGCTATCACCACTGGTTTAGTTGTTCCTGCCGTAATGAATATTCCTTACATTGGATGGTTGGCAGCAGGTTGGGCAACTCTTCTTGGCAATCAAGTAGGAGAGACTATTGGGTCTGAAGTTGGGTCTGTATTTAACGACTGCTGATAAGTTAGTAAGTCAACATATTTGATTATTATAGTGATAATTTAAAAAGATAGATAGTGTAGTTGCGTAAACTTTATGAAGTTTATTTTCGCATTCATCGCTACACTATTTCTTGCTGCTCCTGCATGGGCAGTTGATGTTCAGATGGGATCTGGAGGAAATCTAGTATTTGATCCTGCTGAAGTCACAATTAGTGCTGGCGAATCAGTTCATTTTGTTAACAATATGCTTCCTCCCCATAATGTGATCGTAGAAGATCACCCCGAGTTGGGTCATGAAGGTCTCGCTATGTTACCAGGTGAAGACTTTGAAGTTGCATTCCCAGAAGCAGGTGACTATACTTATTGGTGTGGTCCTCACAAAGGAGCAGGAATGATCGGAACTGTACATGTTGAATGATGAACTAACACATAGTAATGAATTATTCAAAGCAATGGAGATAATCAAATGAAGGTAGGACTTATTGGTCTGGGAAGAATGGGCGAGGGTATGTCTCGTCGTATGCTGAAAGCAGGTATCGAAGTTTGGGGTTACAGAAGAAACTATGCAAAAGCTCAAGAAGCGTATGAGGCAGGTTATGTCAGTGGAGTTGTCACTTCTCTGGAAAACCTTGTTCAAGTAGTTCATAATCAAGAAGGGCAGGTTGGTAAAGCACCTGGTATCTTTCAACTTGTTATCCCCGCAGAATTAGTAGAGGACACCATCAATGAGTTACTACCATTACTTGGCGACGGGGATATTATTATTGACCATGGCAATAGCAACTTTAAAGATTCTCGCAGGAGAGCAGAAAGGTTGGTTAAGATGGGCATCCAATATATTGACTGCGGTACTAGTGGTGGAGTTTACGGTCTGGAGCGTGGATACTGTCTTATGGTTGGTGGTGCAAATACTGCAGTATCCGTCTGCGCTCCTATCTTTAGGGCACTCGCACCAGGTATTGGATCTGCCCCTCGCACAGATCCAACCAGTCGCGCAACATCTGCAGAGTATGGATGGTTACATTGTGGACCATCTGGAGCAGGTCACTTTGTAAAGATGGTCCACAACGGAGTTGAGTATGGAATCATGCAAGCATACGCAGAAGGATTTAATATCCTGCATGAAGCTAATGCTGGGTCAGCTTACATTAAAGAGGGCGATGCTGAGGTTGCTCCGATGGAGAATCCAGAAGATTATCAATATGATATTAACGTTGCTGAAGTGGCTGAGTTATGGCGTCGTGGTAGCGTGGTTGGTTCTTGGTTACTTGACCTTACCGCTGATGTTCTACGCAGCGATAGAGAGCTTAGCAACTTCGGTGGGGGAGTTAGCGACAGTGGTGAGGGTCGTTGGACTGTTCACGCTGCTGTGGATCTTGGGGTTCCCGCTCCTGTCATTAGCAGTGCGCTCTATGAACGATTCGGATCAAGACGACTCGGAGCATTCGCAAATAAAGTCTTAAACGGTATGCGTTACATGTTTGGAGGACACAACGTAAGATGATTTGTCTCGGAGAATACACCGCAGCGGCTACTGCCCTTACTGCGATTGCTGGATGGATGACTCCAGAATCAGTTAAAACCTATGTTTCTATTAATGCAGATCCATGGGACAACAACAAACAGATTGACTTTGAAGAACCAATGGGTTCTTTTGGTATTGAATATGATGTTCACAAACATGTAAGATTGTTTGCTGAACATATTTCATCACCAATGCAATGCAACGATCATCCAGGAGTTAATCATGCAGGTGTCAAGTTTCTCGCCCCAATTGATGACCTTACTCTTTACTCTGGGATCAGCATTAACAATTCTGATTTTGATAGTAACGATAGGTTTGACGGACCACTGGCATCACTAGGTGTAGAATATGGTAATGACTTTAAAATTTATGCTGAATACCTTGCCAGTGTAAAGGAATTTGAGGATGGTAGAACATCTTTTGGGTTCAAGGTATTTTTCAAATGACTTTTGCTGATGTCTTACTATGGGCAGCCGCGCCCTTTGTACTATCCACAATATATTTCGGGATACGAAAAGGTGAAAATAACTACTACGAAACAGACAAGTACGATGGAAATGGAACCGCTCACTAGAGGCATAGTTATCTTCGGTGCAACTGGAGATTTATGTAAGAAAAAACTAATACCTGCACTGTATAAACTTTGGGAGAAAGATCTTCTTCCCAAAGGATTTCTCATTACTGGTGCTGCCAGGAGAGATCCTGGGGTAAAAGTTTGGAAAGAATCTCTTGGTGATTATCCTAAAGAGTTCATGCGTTTACTTGATTATGTTTCTTGTGATTTAGATAATCAGGAGAGTTTGCAGAAACTACCTGACAATGATGATACAACCTATTTCTTATCTGTTCCGCCAGAGAGGTACGAAAATGCCATCACCAGTCTCAAAGGATCAGGACTACTTGACAACCCAGAACTCTCGCGTGTTGTTATTGAAAAACCCTTTGGGTACGATCTTAAATCTGCTGATCATTTACAATCTGTGGTTTCTAGACATCTACGCGAGAAACAAGTATATCGCATTGATCATTATCTCGGCAAAGATACTGTTAATAATATCCTTGCCACCCGTTTTGGCAATATTTTACTGGAACCACTTTGGAACAGGGAGTACATAGAAGAGATTCAAATCTTTGCAACTGAGACGATCGGTTGTGAAGGTCGGTCACAATACTATGAAGGTGCGGGTGTAGTCAGAGATATGCTACAGAACCACATGCTTCAGGTTCTGGCATTGATTGCGATGGAAGCACCTTATAAAATGGATGCTAAAGAGATCCGTAGAGAGAAAACCAAGGTTCTTTCTGCTACCCGTCTTGGCAGTAAACTTGTCACTGGTCAATATGAGGGATACAGAGATGAGCAAGGTGTGGGTCCAGAATCAATGACCCAAACCTTTGTTGCTGGTGATCTTTATATTGATAACTGGAGATGGAAGGGTGTTCCTTTCCACTTTATGACAGGTAAGAAGATGCCTTTTCAGTGTGTTGAGGTTGTTATCAAACTCAAAGCACCACCTGTTGGATTATTTGAAGGTGAAACACCTGGACGTATTGTGATGCGTCTACAACCACATGCTCACCTTGATATTCAGATTGATGTGAAGTCTCCTGGACTTAGTGAAGAAGTTGAGTTGGCAACACTGACTCACAGATATCCTGATTGGTTAGGTGTTGATGGATATGAGAAACTTCTTTATGATGCTATCAATGATGACCAGTCACACTTCGTTCACTCTGAAGAAGTGATTGAGTCATGGAGAATTGTTGATGATTTACTCTGTACTGGTGACAAGTGTCCTATTAGAACTGCACCTTACATTTACCATGAGGGATTGTGGGGTCCAATGCATAAGACCGAACAAATAACCAAATGGGATTATCCAGCATGAGTCACATACAACTTTTTGTTAGATCAGTAATGCAAACCCCTTGGTGCTTAGGTGTCATGGGGTTCTTTTTAGTGTTTGTCCCTATCATTGGAATGCATTTGGTGCATAAGTACGGATGGGAACATTGGGAACCTTTTACCAAGAAACACGAATGAACTTTGAATTGACAATGGAAGATTTTACGATCATCCAGAATGCACTCCATTACTATAAACATGTTGAGAAACGCGGACATTTTTCACAATATGATGCTGAGCGTATAAATCAATTGAGAGACAAGTTGTCTTATCAAATGATCCCTAGTATGAATAGTAAAGATGGAACTGTTCCTTCGCCCCCTCGCGGATGTAAATGATGTAACCTGGAGTATTGTCTGGTGTTTGCTGATACTTCTAGGTGGTGTAATGTATTATATCGTCTATATAATGCGTATGGCTTTCAATGAAATGAAAGATGAGCGACCTAACGAATAAGGATGCTGAACAGGATTCTAAACTCGCTGTATTAGAAAGCAAGATTGAAAGTTTCCGTGAAAGAATTCATGCACTTGAAGCAGAAACCTCAGGTGTTTCTGTTATTGATAGCACTCTAGAGAATGCCATTCGTCGTATTGAGATGGTTCATAGTCGTATAGATAAGACTGAGGAAAAACTCAAAGTACTTGATAATGAATTGCGTGGAAGAATCCGTAAAGCAGAAATGTGGATTGCAGGTGCTGGTGCTGTCATTGCAGCAGCAACAACAATTATAGGGATTGCCGTATCAGTAGAATCACAGGAGATGAGTTATGGGCGCAATGGTTCCACCCAGCAGGAAGTCATGTTACAACTTCCGCGTAGTTGAGATCAATCGTGTTCTTGATGGAGACACTATTGATGTCACCATCGATCTTGGATTTGATCTTTATAAGAAAGAAAGAGTCAGAGTCGCAGGAGTGGATACTCCAGAGAAGCGCACCAGAGACTTGGAGGAAAAGGAATTGGGTTATGACGCAACCAACTGGCTCAAAGAAAAACTGGAAGGTGCTATTTCTGGTGACGATGATCTTGTTATCCGCACTGAACTTGTTGGTGGGGTTGGGAAATATGGCCGTCTTCTTGGGTGGTTATACATTGGGGACGCAGAGTTGTCCCTTAACGAACAAATGATTACTGAAGGATATGCCTGGGCGTATGACGGTGGAACCAAACAGAAAGATTTTGAAGAGTTAAGAGAAATTAGGAGAGCACACGGTACATTAGTTTAAAATTTGCTGAGAATTGTTAAATAGTAAAAGTTATTTGATTACACTATGGCACAATCCGCGTATAAAAATAGAGCGAAGAAAGAAGCAACTGAAACTTTCTTTCTCTATGTGTTCTTTCATTCTATTTGGACTAGTATTTTTAATTTCTTTTCTGACTGATGCCTGAAATACCTCTTATCACTTCTCCTAATATTCAAATTAGGGAGATTGATATACCTGAAGTTATTACTGCTACAGAATATTACACATCAACACCACTTGCTCCACCTGTTGTAGTAAATATTGGTGTACCTGTTGTTGATATTCCTGGATGTGTTGAAGCTCATGAGAGTAACAACAAATCCAAGAAGGTTGGTATTGATGATCCGAAAGGGGTAGTTACTTATTGTGATGCTGGGGTTCCTAGTTATGATCCAATCAATTATGAACCTGAACAGATACTCCCCACTACTCCTGCTGGTATTCCCAAAACCGATACTCCAGAAAAACCAGAGACACCAGAAGTAGAACCACCAGTAATAAAAGGACCTCCAGTTAATACTGCTAAGATTGATTGTCCTACATCAGCACAACAGGCAAGAGAACCAGTCGGAACATATGTAGAAGGTTTCCGAAAAAAAGTTACTGAGTACAAACTACTGGGTAATGAATGTGTTCAAATTACAGAAGCAGTCCCACTCCCACAGCAAATCGTCGCTGGACTTCCTAGTGGAGGTCAGGTTGTACAAGTTGGCGGTGTTGCTGTCATTGCTACAACATCAGCACTATTAGCAAAACCGTTAGCAGACATACTCTTAAGAGCAGTCAAACCAACGGTTAAGAAAGTTATTAAAAAGATTGCAGCAATTAGAGGAAAGACACCTCCTATTTTGTCGTCAGGGGAGCGCCGAGCAGAGCAGCGTCAGATGAATCATGCAGTGAAGGCATTACGTTCTGTGTTCCTGAGACGGAAGAAGAAACGCTAGGAATCTTGTGATAGTGAGGGTGAGTATGTCCTGGTGGATTGTTTACCACGACATCAGCACACACTTTATAATAAGGACTCTTGGGATGAAATTGAATTCCTTCTTTTAAAAGTTGTCCACAATTTTTGAGTCTCGCGATCTCAAAATCTAATCTTTTATTGGCAGTCAATTGTTGCATCATATCGATACTTGCTTGTGCTGCCTGCTTACATTGTTCTTGTAACTTCTTATCGGTTGGTGTACTCCATGTCATGGAGAAACCTAAACCCAGACTATAGTTATCTTTTTGTCCAGTTCTTGTCTTCTTTCGAAAGAGGACTTTACCAGGATTGTCAATCAATCCATCCTCATTTAAATCACTGATATCATAAACTGGATCCATATAAAAGGGTTCATATGGTTTAGATGCTGATGCTGTTCCAGTTACATATGGAGTGAAATTTCTGGTAGGCCCTTGGCATTGAATACCGTTTCCATAGGTGTTAGTAATGTATGGGCCCTGAAGTACTTGTATAGCCTGGTTTGTAACGGAACCTGAACTATTAGCAACAGGAGAAGCAGTAGCAGAGACACCACCAACAGTTTCAGCATTTACGGGTACTGTGAAGAGTAAAGAGATTACTGCGAGAAAATACTTGTTGTATCTGTGACGCTTGTTATGTCTGTGGTTCTTTGAATTATTGTTTGATTGCTGAGACCTGGACCTTTGTAAGTTTCTGTGAACTGAAACGCTGCTCCAGGAGTCGTCTGTGTGAATTGCGGTTTGCTTGTTACACCTGTCCATGTTGATGTCACTCCATCAATAGTTACATTTGTTGCCCCTGTTCCTGGGGATAAATTTCCATTAACCGAAATACCAGATCCAGTTGCGGAGTATTGGTATCCAGTGTTGTAATCCATCGAGTTGATGGTTTCTGTTATCTTCTGTGTTGTCTCTGTATGACTGGTCATGGAGCCCTGTGAAAAATTAGGAACCACGGGAACTGCTGATGCAGCAGCCCCATGGAGAGCACCAAGAACCAATCCCAATCCAATTGCTTCTTGAAGTCTAGTCATCAGTCGATTACCGTGATTTCGCTTACAAATTGTCCTGTAGCAGATGTACCTGCTCCACCAGCTGTCAGTCCCATAGTATGAGCATTATCAATGGTTCCAGCTAGTGATCCAGCAGTTCCTGCAGTGTAAGAAGTGATGTTAGAGAAGTTTGGTGTATCTCCTGTTGTTATTGCTGCTGTTGGGATAGCATCTTTCACAGTCATTGACTCAGTGAATGACCAATCACTGCCTGCTGTATGAACATCATATGTTCCAGCACCGCCAACACCACCCATCGTAGTGACCGAGATATTAGAACCAGCAGCAGAATAACTATCGCCAATTCTTACAGAAGTAGAACGGGCAGCATCAACAGTAAGTTGAACACTTGAAGCATGTTTAGTAACAAGTCCGCCAGCATGAGATGCACCTGCGGTCATCAGTAACATTCCAAAAGCAAGTAATGCTTTTTTCATTAACCTAAGAGTATTAACACTGCAGTTATTTAGAGAATTGCACCCTTAAAACAAATTTAAGGAACAGGGTTGACAAAATCTGAGAGTTCGGTTAGTATAAATACATCAACGACAGGGAACTTAACAGTTCTTTACGTTGCAATCACGCCTCACCGAGACTAAACAGCGTGTCTAAAAAACAGTCTCTAATACCAACCCTGGAGGGTAGGGTTGGAATATTTTACTTAGTGTTCCCCGCACTTATACATAACCCTTTTTCAAATGGCTAATTCAATTCTTTCGCGCCAGCAAGGCGCGTCTACCTGGGACGACTTTTGTTCCTGGGTAACGTCCACAAACAACCGTCTTTATGTTGGTTGGTTCGGTGTTCTGATGATCCCAACTCTGTTGGCAGCAACCATCTGCTTCATCACCGCATTCGTCGCTGCTCCCCCTGTGGACATTGACGGCATCCGTGAACCAGTTGCTGGTTCACTCATGTATGGTAACAACATCATCTCTGGTGCTGTTGTTCCTTCTTCCAACGCAATCGGTCTCCACTTCTATCCCATCTGGGAAGCCGCATCACTTGATGAGTGGCTCTACAACGGAGGTCCTTATCAACTGGTAGTCTTCCACTTCCTCATCGGCGTCTTCTGCTACATGGGTCGTGAGTGGGAACTCTCCTATCGTTTGGGTATGCGTCCTTGGATCTGTGTTGCTTACTCTGCTCCTGTTGCAGCAGCATCCGCAGTCTTCCTGGTCTATCCTTTCGGTCAAGGTTCTTTCTCTGATGGTATGCCCCTCGGCATCTCTGGTACGTTCAACTACATGCTTGTATTCCAGGCAGAGCACAACATCCTGATGCACCCCTTCCACATGCTGGGAGTTGCAGGTGTCTTCGGTGGTTCACTGTTCTCCGCAATGCATGGTTCACTGGTTACTTCTTCACTGGTTCGTGAAACCACTGAAACTGAGTCCCAGAACTATGGTTATAAGTTCGGTCAAGAAGAAGAGACCTACAACATCGTTGCTGCACATGGATACTTCGGTCGTTTGATCTTCCAATATGCATCCTTTAACAACTCACGCTCTTTGCACTTCTTCCTCGCTGCGTGGCCTGTTGTCGGCATCTGGTTCACTGCTCTTGGTGTTAGCACCATGGCATTCAACCTCAACGGTTTCAACTTCAACCAGTCCATC